AGTATAAATTAACTTGGTATTTACATATAACTCGTTGGTAGTTTCTATATCACTTTGGGTTTGATACATATAATCTACTTCAATCCCCCTTTGCCATTTGCCTGTTTCTACAGAATTATCAATTGCTAATTTAAAAGTGGCATCGTCACTATTAATAAATGTGCCGCCAAGTTTAACACCACCAGTTGCATAAGCATTTAATGATACTAAAGTTAGTACCGCAACTGCAAATATAAACAATACTGCTTTTTTAATTCTGCTCATTATTCCAAATGTTCCTTTTCTATTGGCTCTAGATCTTCTGCTGTTTCTAGCACAAAATCTTCCTCTTCAGCCGCCCATTCTAACCTACTTTCTAATATACCAAATGCTTCATTTAACTCTATGCCATCTGGGTCCATTATCCAATAATCATCACTTTTATCTGATATTGTTATACTTTCCTCTAATGTACCTGCAAAATCCATTGATGGTTCATAATACATCAAGTCTGCACTAAAGTCTGGATTGTTTTCTAAGAATGTTCTAATTGCTCCTGTAGGCGGACTCCAAGCACTTTGAAAGTTACCAGTTAAATGTGCGTGGTCTGGACCGTCAGGATCATACTCGAAATGTTGCACTTCGTCTTCACTAATTTCCCACTTAGTTCCCCAAGTGTTTACTGCTTCATTGTAGTCCCATTCTCCAATAGGGCAAAGTGTTTCCAACATACCTTTAGTTGAAAAATCTTCTTGTAACTTTTTAAGTTCCTCAGCAGGACCTTCTATATGTATGTGATTATCGCACCAATTAGGCATTATGTATTATCTCCTTTAGTGTACTTTACAGTACCTTGTTTATCAAACTTTGCTGGATAATTTTTGTTGGAACCCCAAACTTTAATTTCTATAGGTCCGCCATTTTTATAATTCAAATAACCCAGTACACTTACAGTAATTAAAAATATTGCTATTGCTATAATATCGAATGTTGTTATATCTTCAAACATAAAAATTATCTAAATCTCCTTGATGTTTGTCTGCAACTTCTATAGTCTCAACGTCATCTTCAGTGACACCACAGTCATTACATTCAAACCCTCTTTCAGTTTGTGTAGGTCCACTGCTTTTGCAATCGTGATACCAAAACTGTAACTTATCATTTATTATACCAGAATTCTTGGCAGATGTCAAGTCCTTATTTGACAACTTTGTCTCCCACATATTCTGAAAAGTCTGTGTATGCATCTCTACTTCTTAAATCGTGTAAACTGTGACACCATACACCACTGTTAGAACCTTTAAAATGTTTATCATCTAGTTTAATTGTGGCGTTGTAATTGTGTTGGTTTATATATGGTAGAGGTACACTAATCATACTAACAAACTTGTTGTATTCTGTCCAACTATTTTGTAAAACGTCTTCGGCATATTTTACATTGTAATCCAATGTTACCCAATAACCATATGCCAATAAGTCCAAGATAGTCTTATTCCATTCTAACCAATCATCTCTAGATTCAGGAGCAAAACAATAACCACACCCTAAATAAATGTGATTCACTTTGTGTTTTTTAGCACGTTTATCGATATCCTTAGCACTTTGGCACCCAACTACAAATAAAGTTTCAACACCCTTTAACGGAGTGTTTTCAACTTCTACGCCTGTGAAGTAAGTTGGGTTTTCGCCAAAGTTTTCTCTACCATCTATTGTTGCCATTTTATATAACCTCGTGAATATGTTTTACTTCTATCATTTGCATCTTCAAATGCCTGTTCTAGTTGCGTGTCTCTGTCGTATTCTGTTGTCCATAGTGTGCTAGTATCTATAGTGCCGTCTCTAACTAGTTCCACTCCTAATACCATCGAATCTATAAAACTTGCATCTCTAGGACTAGGGAATAGTATCTTTTTATTTTCCCATAACATTTTACTAGTATCAACATTCATATTTTCTGTTTTTTCTGCACATATCAGATGTACGCCATTTGTTTTTAACATATCTAATTCGTTAATGTATTTAGGATCTGAACTGATATCAAATACAGCATCAAATATAAAATTACCATTGTCTAAATCTTTTTGTGTTAAAAATGTACATTTTGTTTTGTTCCAGAATTTTTTATTACTTTTACCAATTACATAAACGTTTGGCTTACTTGGCAATGCAAACTCTAAAGTTTTATACACTACCTGTGCTAAAAAGCCAGTCCCAATAATTAAATATTTCTTTCTCTTAAAGAATGTTTTAGGTTGCCCCATAAACATTCTCAAATAGTTATCTACTATGTTAATACCACAAGCAACTGGCTCTATGATATATTTAGGATCTGCTTCAGGAACTTTAACATAAGTGCCATATTTTGCAATATATTCATCTGCAAATCCAGGCTCTCCTCTTGTAGCAACATAATCTCCCACCTTAAAACCTATATCAGGATTTGCAACTTCTGTAATTACTCCCAAGCATTCGTGTCCTTGAATTTCTTTTGGTAATGTAATAAAGTCTCCATTATACATAGCAACATCACTTCTGCAGACACCTGTATAAATGCTTTTAACTTTAACATCGTCACCTGTTAATTTAGGTAACTTATATGTAGTTTCTACTATATCTTGGTTTCCTGTGGTATAGAATAATCTATTTTTCTTTCTCATTAAATTCCTCTAATTGTTTGTGTATCCATAAGTCAATTTGTTGATGCCATTCATATGGATCATCTGGTGAAAACTCTAGCATATTTCCGTATGCTTCGTTTGGACATAATCCAAAGGGCCATCTAAGACTAGAACCATCTGCAAAATTAAGATTTATAGACTGGTCATCTATTCCTTCTTTCCAACTTGCATCTATTGTGATAGGTATATTTTTTAAACTGTAAATATCCACAGCCTTATCGCAGACGTCGTATACACCATCTTCTTTGTATACTCCATATGCAGTACCACTTATGTTATCTAAGTTCCATTTTTGTACTTTCCAACTAGATACTCGTTTAAACTCTGCAGGATCTTCTTGAAATAAATGCAACATAAAACAATACAAGTGTGGGAACAAGTCGTGTGCTACGCCTCCCCAAGCATATTCACGGTTTGTACTCCAATTACCTGGATTAGGTATTCTGTCTTTATTAATCCAGTTTATAGTAACATCTGTAACATCATACTGCCCCACAAACTCATCTAATATTCCATACGTTTCTCTATACAAGTTATTTTTAACTAGCATAATTTTGCTGTTAGGAAATCTGTCTATGGCATCTTGCCAATGTTGGGCACTAGGCAAACCAGGCTTTTCAACAAATATATTTGTAACACCTGCTTCGCCTAATTGATTTAATAATTCTAAATGTGTGTAATTAGGAGTGCAAATTACAGCCAATTTAAAATCATTATTTGATATTGCATCATCTAAGTCCTCATAATCAGGATTAGTAAGAACATTGTGCTTGTCAACAGTTACAACTTCATACCCAACTTTTTTCAGTTGTGGTAAGTATACGTTATAACCTATACCGCCAAGTCCTACTAATACTGCTTTAGGCATTTTTTAATTCTGCCTCCAAATTTGCTAACACTTCATCATTCTCATCAAATGAGTTATCATCTGCTTCAGTAACTTCCTCTTCGAACAAACTTTGGAATAATTTGTTATTACCATCTTTATGAGGATTATTGTTTAGTGCTTCTAAGAATAATGTTGCTTCGTCGAGTAGTCCGTGTGGGTCTTCACTAGCAAAAAGTTCTTGTACGAAAGTATTAAAGTATAGAATGTTTCTAGGAACCCATTGACTAAACTCTTTACTTTTATCATTTCTTTTAACTCTTTCCCAATTTCTCCAATCTGGCTGATACTCTTGCATTTCAATTAATGCTAATTGATTTGCTCTCTGAACTGCTCTGATGTGCATATAAACATTGTGTATCATTAAAATACCGTATGTAAAACTATCCCAACTTGTTTTACCTTCTTTACCAATTTTGTTTAACATACCAGGCTTGTACCAGTTTACATCTTTAACTTTTGTTCTAAGACCAATTGGACTTTCAAAAGGAAATGGTAAATCTCCAATATTTTCACTATTAAGTTTGTTATCAAAACATTTGTCCATTAAGTAACTTTGTCTGTCTGCACTTAATACAGTTTGTGAGTAAACTAAACCATTTGCACTACTGATAAACGGACTTGCACTATCAAAACTAATAGTAATATTAGGATTAATCTTTCTAAGTTCTCTTTGAATCACAGTAAACATTACTGCCCAATCCAACTTACTTGTACCAAGATAATGTATCCAATCTTTACCTTCAATTTTACCTTCATCTCTCATCACAATAAGACGTTTGAGACACATCTTCATATCTCTCATATGGTTACCACCCATTGCCCACCCTTCAAACGGATAGTCTTTTACTGCGTCATACCATATACTAGCATCTTCCCAATGTGTGCCTTGCAACACATTTAAGAATTTTGTTTTGCCTTGTCTGTGTTGTACAAAGAAATCATTGTTGTGTAATGTACATTTTAAACATTCATCAAAATCTTTAAGTCCTGTACGTTCCCTTAGTTCAGGCTTACTTGCCCAACTAGGTACATCAAGTGTCATACTCCAATCTGCTGTATGCTCTAACCAGTTTAAAATTTTGTGTCTAACTTTGTCAGCATCACCTTTGTATCCAGGATCGCCAGGCTTTTCAAAAAAGTTCTCCCAGTCGAATTTAATAACACCTTTACCAATTTGGAAACCGCCTGAGTCTCCTAGTATCATAGTGTTTTCTCTATCACGTTTTTGAATAATGTATTCTAATTCGTTACTTCTGTCTATGTCTAAGTAGGCGTGTCCTGCCGAGTATAAACCCATATTATACTTAAAGTAACCTTTGTCATAGTCTAAAAAGTTTAGACCTTCAAAGCCGTGTTCGAAGCCTTCTGGAATCCTACCTTCAGGGATATAGCCTTCTATATGTTTACATCTGCCAAGCAGTTCTGTATAGAAACCACTAATAGCAGGCAAATAGACTGCTGAATCACCTATGTGTTTGGATAAATCCATTTTAACTCCTTGCTGGTAAGATGTATGTATATGCTCCTATACCACTGTCGATATCGATTTGCATTGCTCCTGCTTCACTGAAACTTACTACACAATTACTGCTATCACTTAATCTAAGGATAGTAATAACTTTAGATAGTTCCCAACTCCACGTGCCTTTTAGTTCACCTTCAACATTATCGTTGACTGGTATTTTAGAACTGTCGCCATTTTGTTGTCCTATAATAAAGTGTAGTAATCCATCTTCTACTTTAGGTGTAAAACTGTTTTCATACACACCTAAGATGTTGTTAAAGAAGCCTAAGTCTTTTAAGTTCTTCTGACTAGGCACAAAACTAACGTCCCAATCAACGTCTCTCATTTTAACGTCTTTTAACTGCTGGTTAACTACGTCTGCTAACATAAAGCGGTACTTTGCATTATGCCCTTCTGCACTTTTAAACTCAACTTCAACTGGAATATCTTCTCCGTTTCTTTCTTGTTTATTAATGCTAACAGTTGCGTCGTCACTATCAAAGCCTGGAAACTTTAATAGTCCATCAATAACTGTCATTCTACTCAAACCAACCGTTGCGTCAATAAAGTCGCTGATAGGACTGTGTAACTTACCCTGTATGATGACTGTTTTATCTTGATCCATAGCAGAGATTGTGGTCTCTGTGTCTGTACCAGATACTTTCACCATTTCAACAAATCCTAATGCGTGGGTATGCTTTAGGATGTCTTTAAAAATATCTTTTATCATTAGTTCACTCCTGTAATTTAGATATTATACATTTATTATTTAGAAAAGTCAATGTCTTTCCCCCCATAATTTTAGTCTGAGAATGTAAACAAATCGTGGAATGTGTTACTAGTCTGTATTTGACTGAAATCCCATTTTAATACACTCAATAAATTTTGTACCTTTTTGTCTATTACTTTCTTCTCCATATCATCTTCGTCAAACGGTAACTTCTTAAACCATTCAGGTAATTGTAATTCATCTGTAGGATATGCAATACTGCTGAATCCCATATTGTTTGTTTTTAAACTACACACAATTACTTTCATACCGTCAGTAATTTTCATACTGTAGTTGTCTGACTGTGCTTGTAACATATTATTCCAATTTATACTTGCCCTGACGTGTCCTGGAATTGTTGTTGATTTTTTCTTTGCACCATCATTTTTAATTGATTCTAACCTAAATAAAGACTGGCTGTTGCCTGGTGTTTGTACTGTTTTGTTATAAAGTGATGTATAGTTTGTTAAATTATTAACACGTTTAGGCATACCTTTACGCCAAGGGTCCATACCTTTAAATTCTTCTTTGAATGTCCGAATATCTGCCATTATAGTTTTTTCGTCGCCGCCGTCGAGTGTTTTAGCAAGTATATCTTGTAAAAAATCTTGAACAAACTCTGGAGTATCACTTCGCTTGATATCTAACCCCATAATCTTTAGTTTACCACCTTCAGGCCTCCAGCCTTCCAAGTCTAGTACATTAATAGCATATCTTTTCTTTGTGATAAACAATCCTGCTCTGCCAACTACTTCTCTGCCTGCTTTAATAACATCGCCTTGATGTGTAGGCACGTTAAAGTCATTTTTCATAAAATTAGGAAAACTATCACTAACAGTATTAGAAATAGTATCATACAACTCAGTTGCCATTTCTAAATCCATTGTTGTTCCTTCAGGCAATGCAGGTGCGGCTGTAAAATATACCGAGTCTGTATCACCATATATAATTGTTGCACCTTGATGATTGTATTCTCCGGTGAGCAGTCTATTTGTTTCTGCACCCATATGACGTGTGATACGTCTACCTGTAAGTGTAGTACTTTGTCCTATTCTCATATCAAAGAACCTACAACCTGCATTAAGTATCGCACCATACAAACTGTTCAAGTTAATCTTTTTGACCAATTGTCTTTTATCATAGAATGCAATTTGCTCTGGATCTGTTTGCTCTTTCTTTTTAGCCTGTAGTTCTTGCCTTTCTGAATACCAACGTTCAAGTAATCCAGGCACAATGCCTTGTACATCAGTTCTAAATAAAGTGCCATTGGCACTCAAACACCAAGGTTGATTACTGTTAAATACCAAATTATAAACATCGGCACCAGTTACTTCATTGCTTGTACCATCTTCCATATCAAGTATAATAGGTCTAGTAACATCTTTGCTCATAACAAGTTCATACTCGTTACTACCAAACTTACCTAACCAAGCATCAGCAAAACTCTTGCCTTCGATTGTCATTTTGTCATTAATTTCTTTTTCAGTATGATCAGGTCTCAACTGACCTACTACTGTTTCAGGTGCCATATTTAATGCTCTAAACACACTAGGATATAGACTGTTTAAATCCATTGAACCTACCCAATCGTGCAAACCTTTTTGTGGGAAAGCAACAAAGGCACCTGCCGCCTGTGTGTTCTCTGGACGTTCTCTTAATCTATCTGGAACTACCACACCACGTCTATGTGCTTCATTAATTATTGCTTGTTCTGTTGTTGCTACCGCACCCATTGTTGTTGGCAGTAATACAGTATTATCGTGTGCAATAGTATTTGCTAAATCAATGAACTGTAGTTTGTCATCAATCTTTTTCAACAACATAGTATCCTGAATGTTATATTCTAAGAACAATTCAAAATCGTGATTGTAAAGCCTATCTAAACTTCCTTCATACGGAACTTTCTTTTCACCTACTTCCATTTCACCGATAAAGTCCAATCTGTAACTGTGCCTTTCTTCATAGTTGTACTTTCTATAAAGTTCCAAATAGTCCAAATGAACTCTACCAATCAAATCATATGTTTCTGTTTCTCTTCCGTGATTGATATATTTTCTTTCCTTGGGTAACATATCCCATAAACACATCTTTCTAGTTTCGCTTTTACCTAACACTTTGGTAATACGATTTATTGTGTAAGGAATATCATAACCTTCTGAATTCCAACCACTCAATATGTCAGCATCCTCTATCAATACTAAAAACTTTTGTAGCAGTTCTTTTTCGTCTTTACATATAATGGTGTTGCCTACTTTGTCTGCAATTTTGTTTGCTTGTTCGTTATCTAACGACTTAGGAGCAACTGCTAGACAAACTATAGCATCACACCAGTTTAACACAACGGCTACCGCTGTGATGGGCATAAATGCGTCTTGTGGGGAACTATATCCTCTTTCAGGGTCAAAGTCTACCTCAATATCAAAAAATGCAGTATGTAGTTTTGGTGCTTCGACACCTTGATAGTGGTCTGAAATAACCCGATTGATTGGACGTAAATCACTTTCAAAAAGTTTTTTACCTCTATTGAATGCTATGTTTTTTTGGAAATCTTTGTGAGTAGAGCAAGTAATTTTGGTTACAGAGTCACCATAAATGCTTTTGTATTTGCCCTTTGGATCTTCTACATAAAAATAATATCTAGCCGGATGTTCTACATATTTACGTTTACCATCTATGCGTTCGACAACATTTACTTTATTCTTTTGTTTGTCATAATACGCATCAACGTAACTCATATATCAACTCCGAGCACCACTTCAGGCTGGCACAATACCAAATATTAAAAATTAATTATAGCAAAAACTTTGACGGTTGTCAATTATAATGTTTTGCCAACTACTTCTAAGATAGTTTCAAGTTCATCAAACTTATCTCTTTCTTGTCCTAAGGAAGCCTTGTGGGCGACTCTAATTGCTTTGTTTAGTGTACCTGCATTTAGATCCATTTCTTCTGCGATTGCTTTAACTGTATCACGAAGTCCTTCTTTGAGGGCGTCCATTTCAAAATGAACTTGCATACCTTCGTTGACTAATTTCTTTAGCCTTGCGACTTCTTCTTGATTAAATGTTTTATTAAATGCCATTTATTTCTCCCTGTGTATGTAATTATCTGTTTAGGCTATTATATAGTCTAAGAATTGGTAAGTCAATAAATATTTTTTAAACTGTGGTACTTGCTTCAAATTCGAAGTCAAGTTCTGGGAATTCTTCTAATAATTCTTCTGAAATATCTTCACCTTCAGATGATGAGATATCGTCCTGTAGTAGTATCTCGTATGCAAACAAATCCTCTTCTTGATAAACTAATACATCAAATTTATCTTCTTCACCACTAGACACTTGCATCATCTTTTTAGTGTCTGCTAAACTGTTTACAATATTAAAATACTTAGTAATGTCAGGCCCAGCCAACTTCTCTTTGGTTATGAGCCTGCAAAAGTTTTTTATAAACTTATCTTCCATTACAATTACTTACCTTTGCTAAATGCTTGAGCACCAAAGAATGCGGCAACGATACCTGCTACTGCTACAAAGTATGTAGCCGCCATATCGCCTAGTATTTTACTAGCACTTTCTAATCCAAATAGAACTGCTAATACTACTGCAAATGGATATAGAAGCATACCACTTAGTGCAAACCAAGCCATACTTCTTTGTGCATCTCTCATTGCATCTAAATCTTCCAGTTCTTTTCTTTTGAACTCTAGGTACATTTGCTCTTCTGCTTTTGAAACCTTTCCATCTCCATTTGTATCAGCCGGATGGTGTACTGCTGTTTTTGTTTCTTCTGTCATTTATGTTCTCCTACTAACTACTTATGACTGTTCTGTCTGTCACTCGACGCCAGTTTGTGCCATCGCTAAATGCCATTACTGCGCCTCCTGACTCGTTAGGCACAAATATCATATGCCCTGTATATGCAGATGCATCAGGTACTGATGCAACTTCATACTGTGGAAACTCAACTGGTCCTCCACTTGATTCCACTACACCGTAATCACTATTAACCAGTGCTACAACGGTATCAGTTAAATTACCATAATTAATTGTGTTTGTTGTTGAACTAGCAACCGATCCGTAATCGCTTACTGTTTCAAATATAGGCGATGATACAGTACTAGCATCAACTTCACCGAATGTTAAATTGCCAGTGAGTTTTGCATCTATGGCACTATTTGCTCTGGCATCTGTGTAATAAAGATTTGTTGAACCTTCTGTGACGTCATCTGTATCACCACTTAGTTCACTTAAGGCATCAACAGTATCAACTTGTGCGTCAACGTATGTTTTAACTGCTAATTGTGATGGTACTAAAGTATCTGAAGCACTAGCAAAAGAAGTATCTGTATCAATTGCCGCTTGTACTCTAGCATCTGCTCTTGCGTTTGTGAAATATAAATTTGTACCTTCTGTGATATTGCTTGTACTAGATGTAGCAAAACTTACTACACCACTGCCATTTGTTGTTAATACTTGATTAGCAGTACCATCTGATGTGGGCATTGTGTAAGAACCATTTACAATTAGTGTGTTTGCTCTAACAACGTTAGGTGCTCCATTAGGTGCTATACTACCTGTTACATTACCACTTAGGTTACCAATTAATGCACCAGCACTAAATGTTTCACCATTTACTGTCCACTCACCTTCGCCTTCGTCCCAACGTAGAAAAACGTTTCCTTCGTTACCTCTATTAACTAAAATGCCTGCGTTTGCAGTTGCGGGTTGGTTACTTGCTAAATCACTGTTTAATACAATTTCATTGTCAGCAATGTTAAGAGTTTCTGTATTAATTACCGTTTGAGTGCCATTTACAGTTAAATCGCCTGTAATAGTTACATCTGCACCAAATGTTACATCACTGCTTAATGTACTTGATATTTGATTATCTACAACCGAAGTGTTTGTTACATCAGTCCAAGCACCGCCAGAAGTTCTAATTGCTAAACGTTGATTATTTTTGTCAAACCAAATATCACCTGCCGATACTGTATAACTACCTGAAGGATCTGATGCACCACTGTATAATCCAGAACCTCTGTTGGATAACCCCAATCTGAATTCTGTTTTACTAGTACCTTTTAAATTTCTAAAGACGTCTGCCATTTACTTAAACCTTTCATATGTTTAAGTATTTATCTTATTTTAATTTTTGACTTAGTTGACGGTAACTCGATTAATTATTGTTTCTTTTGCCTTTGTTCTGTCGTTTACTCTATGCTCTTTTACATAGCCAGAAATGTTATAACTGTCATTTACATTTAAATCTGTAGATGAAAAAAACTTGATAATATTATTATCTTTGGTTCCAACATATAACCAACTTTGAGTTCTGTGTATATATTTCCTCATAATTAATTTTACATCTTCGAAATCATTTCTTTCATATTCGGTGCCTATAAATTCGCTTTTAGAGCCAATTTCCTTTTCCATTTTTTCTGTTTCTTTAAACTTTAAAGCATTTTTATAGATTAAAGGTAAACTCGATACAACTCCAATATCAGGATAACTTATATATTCATCTTTTATAAGTTTTAAGATTTTTTGCTCAAAATCACTTAAATTACCTTTCATACCTTTTATAAGTAATCCTTTAAAAAATTTAATTTGTTGTGTTGTCATATCAGCATCATCTTGATTGGTATCTATTTCGAGAGCATCTATAAAATTTAGTATGCTTGAATGATGTTTCTTGCCCACACCCAAAATATGTCTAACAATAAGAACATTTGGAACTTTATCAATTTTTGTGTCATCTGAAATAACTTGAGGAACTTCATTTGCTTTAACATATCCATTTTTGCGAAATACTGCATTAGCAACAATTAATAAATCTGTAAAACTAAATTTACTATTACTTTTAAACTTTGGATTCTTGCTGTCTATTGTTCTAACTGTTATCATATTTGCTCTACTTTGTAACTAAATTATAAATTTCTTGCCAATTAACAACTACATTTGCATTGCCTGTGTAGTTCATATTGTGACCGTGTTCAACTAAAATACCTTTGAGTCCTGCTTCTATACCCCAATTTAAGTTCTCAGGTTTGTCTTCGATCCAGTAATTACCTTTATACTTTTCGCCGTACTCTTTGAGTATTTCATCTTTGTCTGCACCTGTGTCTAAACACACTACTTCTATAAAGGCATCTCCAAACAACTTTTTGAGGTTTCTTTCTCTTAACTCTTTTGCATAAGGATCTAAACTTAAACTTGTAATAGCAATAAATTTATATTGATGTTGTTCGTGTAATTTTTTAACAAAGTATTGAGCATCTCTAAGTGGAGGAAGAAATCCTATTGCCGCACTTTCGTTGAATACTTTTACCATTTGGGAACCTTGCTCTTTGCTTATACCATAACGGTCACCAACATTATACATTGTTTTGTAACCTTCAACAGTCGAATGTCCGTGATGTTCCATCCAAACTGAAAATCCTTCTTCCCAATCTAAGACCACACCATCGCAGTCTGTCAATATTATCTTATCTTTATTAATCATATTTTTACCTACCTACATAACTAATTATACAGAAATATTCAGAAAAGTCAAGTGTTTTTGGAACAATTTGTATAAATACTTTTGTAACATAATCGTAACATAAATTTAACACAAACGTTACAGGTCCCAAAGGGATAAAGTAATTGTTAAAATGTTTCAATATGTTCATCAAACAGGAGAATAAAATGGCGAAGTCCTTAGGAATAGTAGCCGGATTGCTCATACTTTTTTCAAGTGGAACAGTTCTGGCTGATAATCATATCAACAAATCTGAAATAGACAAAGTTGAATTTACAAAAACACAAATATTCTTTAGAATGAAAGATGAGTCTATATACAAGGGAGACCTTATTAGACCACAAAGTTGTCCCATTAAACCAAAAGGGGTAAAGTACGGTTTTGACGATAAAATACACAATAGTTTTGTTGTGTATCACAATTCCGGATTTCAAACCTGTAAGTTTAAAAACGTGGAGAGACTGGTATGAAGAGAATATGGAATACACTTGATAACATAATGAAAGCAGGTAGATTTACCCGAGTAGTTCATTTATTAAGAGATTAAACAATAACCTAATAAAAAGGGAGCATCGATGCTCCCTTTTTCATCTTAAGGATAGAAAGGATTATCTGTTATATATGCAGGTAACTCGCTTTTCTTACTTTCTCTAATACTGTTTTTCACATTATTAGTTAAATGCTTTTCCTTAAGAGATTTTTTGACTGCTCTTATAAAGAGCCTTGATTGATATGTTGTCATAACATCCTCCTAATTAAAGTTAGATGCGTTCCTTCAGTTTTCACCTACTTCCGTCTCTTGCGAGATGAACGAAGATGCGTTCCTTCGTCTACTTGACTACTTCCGTTCACTGCTACATTTAGAGTGAATGAACGATGTAACATTTCTGTTACATATAATATTTATACATTATGCTCAAAAAGAAAGGGCCTAAAAAGGCCCCTTCATATTGTTATTGTCTAACTATCAAATATTATACAAACTTGTATTCTACTTGTGCGTTCACAACTCCACCTGTTGGTGTTGCTGATGTTGAACCGTCTGCTTGAACAAATGCAACTTGAATTGCCGCATTCTTAGTTAAAGCATCTGCATAGTCGATATCGATTACATAAGTACCAACTGCTACATCATTTTCTGTAGCCGCCGCTAATGTGTTACCTGAACCTGCGTTATCTTTAACAAGCATACCTGCAACTGAGCCACCACTTACTTCTGTTGAAACATTAAGTATAACTCTACTTGCATAGTAAGTTCTTCCTGATACGTTAGGTACTGTACCAATATTAAAAGTAGCATCACTGCTGTTTGCTGTAAAACTTGCTCTTAATAATAACCCATCACCAGCATTATTGGCAACGTAATCTACGACTGCCGCTGAAGTTGGGATTGTGGTATCATTGTCGTTATTTGCAATACCGTCTGCTTCGTCAACAAACTTAGTTACTGCAATACTTTCACCACTGTCAGTTAATGTACCGAAAGATACAATTCCTGAAGCAGTTACGTTTACTGCACCTGTTAATGAACCTGAACTAAGACTTGCTGTACCGTCTGTTAATGTTGTTGAACTAACACTTGTTAAACCTGAGATAGAACTATCTAAGTTTAAAGTTACTTGGTCACCACTTACTGCTGAAGTAATGTTTGTACCACCTGCAACTGTTAAAGTGTCACCACCCTCAATTGTGCTAGTTGAAGAACCATCACTTAATGTGAAACTGGTTTGAATAGCAACATTACTTGCTGATGTTATTCTACCTTGAGCATCTACTGTAAATGATGGAATGTTAGTTGCATCACCATAGTCACCTGCTGTTACGGCAGTATCGTCTAGGTTTAATGTTACAGCACTTGCGCCGGAGGCTGATGTTATACCAGTTCCACCTGCGATAGTTAATGTACCACTATCTAAGTCTAAAGTTCTACCGGTACCATCGTCACCTGTAAATTGTAAGTCATCGTCTCTGTCTAAGCCATCGACGTATGCTTTTAAGTTTGTATTCGCAGTATCAACGTATGCCTTTACAGATTGCTGTGAAGGTAATTTGTTTGCGGCGTTATCCGCAAATGTATCGTCGTCTACGAAAGTCATTGTTAAAGTACCATCATTAAATGATGAACCTTTTACTTCTGCCGCTTCAAAGTCAGCGACTGTTAATGTTAATGCGCCGGAACTAGAACCTGTGAAGGATCCTGTTGCCGCTACGACTTTATCTTCTGATTCGTCCCATCCAATAAACACGTTATTGCTGTCACCACGTTCGATTACTAAACCTACGTCGTTTGCTGGCGTGCCAGTTGTGCCCGTTGCTAATTCTAGCAATGAGTCTGCAATAGTTGTGTTAGTTGATGAAACGGTAGTTGTACTACCATTGACTGTCAGGTCACCTGTGATTGTCGCATCACCTGAAATGCTAATTGCACTTGCTGTGATATCATCTGATAAAAGTGTGCCTTGGACGTCTACGTTAGCCGCTCTAACTGCCGCTAATGTTGATCCGTCTGATTCGTAGAATTCAAATCTAGTGTTACCACTTGACCATTTCGTTCTACCACCACTTTTACCTAATTGTACGTCATCACCGATTCCCTTTAATCCAAAATTCTTGACATCGGCCATTTTGTTTTCTCCAATTAATTGTGTTGTTAGCCTTATTTAAGGCTTAAATTATTCTCTATTTTTTGTATACAATAGATGTGTGTATGCTGTATTGTTCTTAATATTTATCTTAATTTAGAGAAAATTATACAGAACCGTATTAGATATACGTTACTTTGATTGTGATATTACCACTTGTTGCGGTAAAATGAGTGCATTTTGCTCTTAAAACTAATTCATCTGAATTACTGTCAGGATACAAATATTCTGGAGTTGCTACATACGAACCTGTTTCTTCTAAATCAAAGTTTACGTTGCCTGCAACTAAATCAGGATCTGATGTTGTGCCAACTTCTACAATAGGCACAGTATTTGCTGTTTGTCCACTAAATGCTGTGTGGACGTCGACACTAACACTTTGTATCTTACCACCGGGAGATATATTACCCATTACAACTGTATTACTGTTGCCAAATCCACTGTCTGGCATTACAAATGTTGCTGTGAGCGTCTGTGCGTCTGTATTAGCACTATCTTCATCGGATATCTTAACCCAAGCACTACCATCATATAGGTACAATGCCCATTCGCCAACACCGTTGTCTAACACATAAGCCTGGTCACCTGTAGCGGCAGTTCCTGAGGCGTCTCTGGCGGCAATATTATTATATACTGTCACTGTTGCTTGACGTATACCCTGTTCAATGTTTACTGCAATAGGATATGAACCAGTGTGTGAACTGAAAATCCCAACATCACCTGTGAATGACCCACTGTTATCAAACAGCAATATCTCACCACCGTCGCTTCTAGTAAGTTTAAGTTTTTGAGCAGTACTGGCACTTGTTGTTGCAACCAACCCTGAAGTGTTTGCTGAACCACCCACAAACGGATTACCGTTTTTGTCATTTGCGACAGCATAAATGTTTATAGCATTACCATTTGCTTCTGTGAGTTTTACAGCCGCTCCTGTACCTGTACCTACTGCTGATGCAGTCAAATTGTCTATACTTGCGGCATTAATATCTGTTACAAAATCTTCTGCCAATGCAATGCCCGAATATCCTGCCGCCACACCTGCTGTGGTTGTGGTAAATGTAATTGTGGTATTACCATTGCCGCTGTCTATATTGGCTTGTGGCGCCGAGCCACCGTCTACATAACTACCCACAACACCATAACTTAGTCCACCTGCACTAGTAGAACTTTGTACGGTGGTTGCGTCAACAACTGTACTTGCAGTTACAGTAGTATTAGATGTGTGACTATTTAATTCTGTTTGAATAGTACTGATATTTGCACCAGTACTGAATGTAATATCAAAACCATTTACAGATAGATTAGATGCTCCACTTAGTGTTGGATTACCAATCGAACCTGTTGCTATACTAGGTACAGCATCTTTAATTTTTAAGAAAACAACTTTTCCAGTATCTGATGTAGTTAAATCGCCATCAGTATCTGCATAGATATAATCTCCTGATGAACCTGGCAAAGCAGGATTAAAGTCAACAACTTTGTTAAAAGGCTGAACTATAAATTGATTTGGTCCTGGGCCTGCTTCTGTAACAATACCAAATGTTTTACTTAAATTTAAACTGTTTGCTTTGACATATGAGCCATCTGACGCAACTGCTATAACATCAGATTTTGCAAATCCGTGTGCTGTTTTATCTAAAACATAATTGTGTTGAGGATTAAGATATTGGAATCTACCCATAACATTTGGATAAAAACTGTAACTGGCAATAGTACTTGGAAATGGATCTAGCATAGGTAATCCATCTTCATTGATGTTGAATACCACTGCGGCTCCGTTACCAAAAATACCACTACCGCCTGAACTGTTAAACGTATTATAACGTAACCAATCTTCTACAACACAGGTAACACTACTGGCTGTCTTTGCACTAATAGATATAATTTTTAAACATTTACCACCAGATACGTCTGCTATCCAATCACCTACTATAACATCTAAGCCGTTGTACTGGAAGTCATCTCTAGTTAAGTGAGAACCGTGTGCTGATGCAGTAACACTGAATGTTACTTCCCATCTATAAAATTTAGGTGAACTTCCACTACTCCACCATCGGTCGCCTAGTCCATCATTGTGAGGCCATCTTTCTTCGCCTGTGACTGCACTAACTTCTACACTTAATACTTTTGGGGGGACGTTTAAACTTATACCACTTGATTTATATGTCATTATTAATCACCCATTATAAACCTAACCCAAGTATGAGTAGCAACGGCAGGAGAACCAAATCCACCTGGATCTCTTTGTCCGCCGGTGTTAGTCGTACTAACGTCTACGGTAACGGATGAATTGCTAAAGTCACCAAATGCTGTGGGAGAACCTGCTGAGCCGTTTCCTGGCATAGTTGGTCTGTTGTTTTGGTCAACGTGAGTTATATAGTACTGATTATTTACTGCATCGTATCCATATAAAATTATACTGTGTGGGGGGTTTGTATATCCTGTAAAGTTAAATGTAACACCATATCCTGAACCTGGAATAGTTACAGAACTTATTCCTGCACTGATATTTGCATTACCTGTTAATGTATTATCTGAGGCACTATAAGTAATCTTTGCTTCTTCCCAATGTGTTGCTCTGGTAACACTACCACCACCACCGGATTGTGCTACCCAATCATAATCTGAACCATTCCAACTTAGTACTTCGTTGGTACCTGCTGTACTGGTATTTAAATGTGTATCTACATCAGAGTCTGCATAACTACTACCACCGCCACTTACTGTGGCAAAACTTAATGTACCACTACCGTCTGTTTGTAATACTTGACCTGATGTACCATCTGATGATGGGAATGTGTAAGTATTGTTAAATTTGATGTTTCCTTCTTCTGTGATTTCAAACTTAGTACTTGGATAAATTTCACTGGTTTCACTGTTGGACTTTGTGCCAAATTTCAATAAAGAAGCACCGGTGTTAGTTGAACTTGAAACAAAACTAATTGTGCCTACTTCACTAAATGCTCCGCCTGTGCGAGCCTCTACATTAAGTGCCGCTAATTTATCACCTGTACTGATGTTTGATGGACTTGCCTCTGTGCCTCTGGCTTTGAAGAATCTAATATCTGGTGCGTCGGCAGTATCGTTGTACTGACTCATTCTCAGTTGTGATTCTTGTGCGGCATCTCCACTGATGTGAAGTTTAACTGCTGGACTTGATGTACCAATACCTAATCTATCGTTTGAATCGTCCCAATGTAAATCTGCTATACCACCAAATGATCCACCATTGTTATACTGTAATTGACCATCACTGCCACCTGGTGTACCACCGCCACTTGCAAGTAATGAAGTTAGGTCAACATTACCACTTTGTCCTGTTAAACTAATTACATTACCACTTATGCTTAAATCTTGAGCGTCAGTATCTGTTTTGCTATATGGTGCCAACATAGTAGTTAAATCTACGGTGTCGTCATTACCACTGATTGTAATTATATTACCTGAAACACTTAATGTTTGTAAAGCACCGTCGGCTCCTGCTGGGCCAACATTACCTTGTGGTCCTTGTGGTCCTTGAGCACCTCTTACGTTACCTGCTGTTAAAACTGTTGAGTTGCTTAATGTTAAAGTTAAATTGTCGCCTGATAATGCCGCTGAACTTACACTTACACCATCAGTACCGTTTGTTCCATTTGTTCCGTTTACTCCAGCATTACCTTGAATACCTTGTATGCCCTGAGCACCTTGCGGTCCTCTAATATTTCCTAAATCTTGTACAGATGTATTTGAATAAGTTATCGTTAAATTACTGCTTACCAATGCAGTATTTGTAATGCCAACGCCTGTGGCTCCTGTTGGTCCTACTGGTCCTCTAACATTACCTGCTGTTAAAACTGTTGAATTACTTAATGTTAATTGTAAATTGTCACCTGACAGTGAAGCACTACTAATTGTAGGAGCATCGACCCCTGCATTACCTTGTGGTCCTACAGCACCTACGCCACTTAAATCTACTGTTGTTCCGTCGAATGTTAAATCGCTTCCTGCTAAACTTATAACAGGTACGTTTGTTAAATCGTCAAAGTCGCCACTTGTGGCAACTGTGGATAAATCTGCTGAGTTGGCTTTGAGAGCAATACTATTTGTTGTTGTGGTAGCAAAGTTAGGATCGTCACCTAACGCCGCCGCTAATTCGTTTAATGTATCTAATGTTGCTGGCGCACTATCTGTTATTTCTGCAATGATATTTGTTTTAGTATCATATCCCTGTACTGTTAAATAATTTTGAACTTCTGTATTACCATATGCTACGTTACTGTAACTGTTTGTACTTAAGAAACTAGCAACATTACTATCACCGTAATCACTTGTTACACTACCTAATGCACTTGTTAAATCTACAGTTGAAGCATTACCTGTAATGCTGATTACATTTCCTGATATACTGATTGCTTGAGCATCGTTATCTACGTTGCTATAGCCTTGAGCATCTAGATATGCTTGTACTTTGACATTGCTGTATTCCATCACGGAAAGGTTTGCACTATTACCGCCACTTATACTTAAAATTCGTGTATTGACGTCCCAACTTAATGTTTGAGAATCGTTGTCTACATTACTATAACTTTGAGCATCTAGATATGCTTGTACTTGGGCGTTGCCATAAGCAACATTGCTGTAACTTTGAGCATCTAAATATGCCTGAACTTCAGTGTTGCCGTAAGCAACATTACTGTAACTGTTTGTACTTAAGAAAGTAGCAACATTACTGTCGCCATAATTTCCGCTACCGCCTGTACTTGCAAAGGTCACACTATCCGAAGTTGCATCAGTTGTAATGGTCATACCACTACCAGCAACAAATGTTACTGTGTCTGCTGATGCATCTGCAACAACTGTTGTTTGTCCTGCAACTGCAATATTTTTAAATGCTTCGCTGGCTCCACCGCTACCGCCACCACCTGAATTGGTAATGGTAATAGTGTCTGTATTTTCATCTGTTGTAATTTGTATGCCTGATCCTGCCGCAAATGTAAGTCCGTCTGAACTACTGTCAGCACTAATTGTACTTTCTCCACTTACAAAAATATGCTTGAATGCGTTTTGAGCCACTGCCGTACTATCGATTGTGAGTACGTTGGTTGTAGCATTCACTGTTGCTGTGATATCAGTTCCGCCTGTAATTGTAAACACATCATTTGTGTTTGCCGCGGACGCCGTGTTTGTGCCGTCTGTAAGTCTTACGAATGAATTAGTTTGTGTTGCCCCACTCACTAATGCGTTTGCTTCTGCTTTACTATAGACACCTAAATTTGTTCTTGCTTGTGCAACATCTGATAAGCCACTTAGGTTACTGGCATTTGTTGCCAATCCTAAAATGTAACTGTCGTCTAATACTGTGCCATTAACATTGTTATAAATTTGTATGGCAGTATCAGCCTGCCCTTTGAAGTAGTTGGCGTGTACTTCATAAAATTGTCTTGTGGTTGAACCTATATCAAAACTGTTTGTTACTGTAGGAACACTTGTTTGGTCAAGCCTAACTGTTTTTGCTAGTATGCTTGATTCTGTAAAACTGGGTACTGTGATTGTTTTCCAATGTACAACACCGTTACCATATGTTGCAAGTACTTGGTCAGTTGTGCCGTCTGATGTTGGCATTGTAAAACTGTTACCAATTTTAACAGCACCAGCACCTGTGATTTCAAAGTCTGGATTTGTTGATAAACTGCCTTCAGCATAAAATTCAATATTAGTATTACTTCTTACTTGTATATGACCGTCTGAATTTTGTGCTGTGGATAATATAAGTCCGTGTGCTGATGTTAATTCTACATCAACTAAATCATTTGAACCTATTCTAAATCTTGTGTGTCCGTCAAAGGATGTTGAATCACTATAAGTACCATAACTGTTACTGCTTTGTACACCTATAAAACCTGCTACATTGGCATTTGCTCCATAGTTTTGTCCTTGTGCCACAAACACATTACCGTTATTGTTATGCAGTTGTAAAGGAGCCGTAGGCGAATATTGTGTGGCGTTAATTTTAATTAAGCCATTTGCAGTATCTTCTGTTACAGTGGTATTTGTGCCAGGAGCAATATTTTTAAACTTTAGAACCGAGCCATCTTTTTCTTTAAATACTCCTACGCCAGAAGCACCAACATTACTTGCACTGGCTACAGCCGCATTAGCATTTGAACTTAAACTGTCTTGAGCAACAAAGATGCCTGAGTCACCGTCATATACTAGTATCTGATTATCAGAGATACTATCTATATTAAAGGTTAATTGGTCTCCTGTAATATTTGGCATAAAAATTTCCTATAGTAATACTTTATAACTATTTATCTTCTTATACGTTAAAGGAAATTTTTTAATTGTTTAGTAAAACTCTGCCGATTGCACCATAACTAGAATCATATGTACTGCCATCGCCAATTGCTGATCGATCCAGTATCACTCTGAGATAAACATAGTTACCTGTAAAGGTATATGCCTCTGTGAGTGTAACTCCAGTTGTACCGCTAACAGGTTTAGTGATTTCTCTTATAGTAAACCAATCTGTTTCTGCTGGAGTTAAAGAAAGTGTGCCTTGTAGTTTTATAGTCCCTCTAAAAGCGGAATAGTTTACTGCAACGGTGTGGATACCGTCAGTATAGCCGTAATAACTATCTGCTTTTACTTTTTCACCTGTTTTGTTCATTTCTGAACCGGTGTTTCCTAAAATTTCTACTGAATAACGTGCTGGCATACAAGTATTTATCTAACTTATACTTTCTCGAGACGTTCCATTAAACGTTCAGCACGGTTAGTAACTTGTTTATACCAACGACTATCTCTACCCTCTTTGGCGGCTTCTTTCCAATCTTCTGCTAAAATACCGGCGTGCATTTTCTTAAATTTGCTTAATCTCGTTCTGCCCATATTAAACATCATATTGACTAGAATTTGTTGTACTTCATCTGGTAAGTCTCCAAATACTCCTTCTTCATATAGAAGTTCGCATTCTGCTATTGCTGTATCTAAATCTTTTTCAAAACATTCTTTTACTCTTTCTTCCGATACAGGAGTACCGACTTCTTGTCCGTATTCAGGATCTGATTCTAAAACCAAATGCCCAACACCAAAAGTTGGATATCCAAGATGGTCCAAGTAGATTTCATTTACTACTCCTTCGTCTATTTTTAGTTGTTCAAAAACTGCTTCTCTATCCAGTTTTGTATCTTTTCTAAAAAACATTATTTCTCCTTAAAATCGTTAAAAAGTATTGCTTTTGTTACTACATCTATTTTGTTTCCAAGACTCAATGTAACAATACCTAAATCTTTTTTATCATTTACATACAGTATTCTTTTTGTTCGCCAACCCCTATATGTGTCTGAAAAATACTCTTTTTTGCCACACCTTCCACCTAATCTACTAAGGCAAGACGCAAATCTTTTTTTACTTTGTATTGCTTTATCAGACTTTTTATTATAATATTCTGCTGTAAATTCAATTTTATATCTATATTTATTTAACCATAGGTTAGGACGCAATGCAACTTCGGTATCTTGCAATACTTCTGCTTCAAATTCTTCTCTTGGGCCACAGACACGTTTTGTAAACTTATAAAAATTATTAACAAAGTCTACACAATGGTCTGCTTTGGCAAACCATATAGTTCTGTCTTTTTCCCAACGTTGCCTGTAAATTTCGCATCCGTGTTCAAACCAATAATCAGGTTCTTCTAAATATTTTTCTTTACACCATTTAGCAATAAGATGATGTATAGTAGTTAGTGCGTGGTCTTCGTTGTTGTGCAAAAATGAATCATAATCTCCTTCCTCTTCGCCTGTTATACTATTGATTATAATTCTACTGCCATCAACAACTACTTTGTATGGGTAATGTCCATATTCCTTTTTGTACATAGGTTCTATGGGTATACCTTTTAAAATAAATCCGATTGGTGTAATTTGATTAGACAATTACAAAATCTCCGTCTCTGTAATCCACAACAAAGTCACGGTTTTCTGCTTCTTCGTAAATAATCTTTTTACTGAGTGGCTTTTTAATTTTTTCTTCGAATACTCTTTTTAACGGTCTAGCACCCATTGTAGGCTCGTATCCTGCTTTGGCAATTTCATCTTTAGCAAGTGAAGTAAATACTATCCTAACATTTTTATCATTGCTGGTTAATAAGTCATTGGTTTCATCTATAAGTCTTTCTATAATCATATACATTTGTTCCATACCCAACTTATTAAATTTAACAACTGAGTCAATCCTATTTCTAAACTCTGGTGTAAAGAAACTTTTAACTGCTTTGATATCAGTATCTTTCTTCTTTTGATCCCCGAAGCCTACTTTAAGTTTTTCACTATCAGCGGCTCCTAAGTTACTTGTCATCAACAATATAGTATTATTAAAAGAAACTGTTTTACCCGTACTACCTGTAAGTCTACCATCGTCCATAACTTGTAATAATATTTGCAATACTTCTGGTGCGGCTTTTTCTATCTCATCAAGTAATAAAATACAATTAGGATGTTTTTCTACTTCTGATAACAAAAGACCTTGTCCTAGTTCACCTTCTGCGTGACCAACATATCCCGGAGGAGCACCAATTAATTTACTTACACTATGCCTTTCCATATACTCGGACATATCAAACCTTACTAGTTCGACATCTAAACACTCAGAAAGTCTTTTTGCTGTTTCTGTTTTACCAACACCGGTTGGCCCTACTAGTAAATAAGAACCAATAGGTTTGTTGTGTTCTCTTAGTCCTGCTTTGCTCACAAGTATACTTTCTACCATTACATCAATTGCTTCGTCTTGTCCAAACACTTTGTCTTTAATCCTGACGTCTAGTGTTTTATAACTGTCTTTTTGCGAAATATCTAGCATATCTTTACTTACTTTAGATATTTTTGCAACTTGTTGAAATACATTATCCATAGTAACAGCAGGATTTTTATCTAACTTGCTAACAGCACCTGCTTGGTCTAGCACATCAATTGCTTTGTCGGGTAATGCTTTATTTTTGATGTATTGCTCTGATAAAGTAACAATCTTTTCTATGGTTCCTTCTTCGTATATCACTCCGTGAAAATCTTCAAACAAAGGTTGCAACCCTTTACAAACTTCAATAGTGTCTGGAATATTCATCGCTGAAACTTCAAGTCTTTGAAATCTACGCATTAATGCTCTATCTTTTTCGAAACTGTTTGCAAATTCATCTGGTGTAGTGGCACCAATAGTTTGAAGTTTGCCTTTGCCTAACACAGGTTTTAAAATGTTAGCAACATCTAAACTGCTACTACCTGCACTACCGGCACCCATAATTTGATGTATTTCATCTATAAATAATATAACATCATCTCTACCTTCTAATCCTTCGAGTACGTTCTTCATACGTTCTTCGAAGTCTCCTCTAAACTTAGTACCAGCAACCATTGAGCCAATATCTAAATTGTAAACTTGTTTGCCTTGCAAGGCTTCGGGTATATCTTTGTTTACAATTCTATAAGCAATACCTTCTGCAATAGCAGTTTTACCTGTTCCTGGTTCCCCAACTAGCACACAATTATTCTTTTTACGTCTAGCAAGTACTTCTACTACTTCCCTAACTTCTTCGTGTCTTCCAATTAGTGGGTCAACTCCGCCGTCTAATACTTCTTGATTTAGATTTTTTAGGAAACTGGCATCTAACTCGCCCTCGCCTGCTTCATTGACAACTGCGTTCACTAACACAGTTCTGTTTACATTGTTTGCTTGTAAAAAATAACCTGCGTGGCTTTCTTTTTCACTACATAGACTAATCAACACATCTATTTCTGTAATTTCTTCTCTGCCTGTGAACACAACTTGAGTAAATGCTCTTTGTAGAACTCTTTCAACAGATGTAGTAGGTCTAGGCGTACCTGTGCTACCGCCATCACTTTTAAGTCCATTGTAGTCAGTATTGTTGAGATATTCTTCTAAGTCTGAATCTAATGTTTTTAAATCTCCACCAACACTCATACACAACTGTCTAACAGATTCGTTTTTCAAAAGAATAAAAAGAATATGTTCCAAAGTAACATACTCGTGACTTCTGTTTTGTGCTTCTGAACTTGCTGATGATACAATATGTTCCATAATACTATTTAATTCCTTTATCTTATTTGTATTCTTTAAACTGATTTCTGTACTGTTCCAGTAATTTTCTTTGTTCTTCGGTAACGTTTTTAGGCACAGCAATATTTACTATAATGTACAAATCGCCTACTCTACTGTTTTGTGGATTTACGAATCCTTTTTGCGATAATCTTATTTTAGAATCGTGTTGTGTACCTGGAGGAACTTTAACTTCATATACTTTGTTATCTAAATTTCTAATTTCTATTTTCCCACCCAATATAGCATCTATTACATCTACACTCATTCTAGCATACAAGTCGTCTCCTTCTCTTATAAAAGTATTAGAACGCCTATAAGTAATTTGTACTAATAGGTCACCGCCTGGTTTAAACTCTGGAAAATTTAAACTTGCTCCGTTTGGAAATCCTTTAGGAATATTTAATTCTAATTCTTGTCCGTCGACATTAATAATTTTGTGACAACCTAAATATGCTTCTTGTATATCTATTTGTACTGTTATCTGAAAACGTTGTCTATAGTTTCTATTTGCTCCTCTGCCGCCAAATATATCACTAAAAGCATCACTGAAAATATCGCTGAAAGGATTTTGTCCACCGCCAAAGCCTTGAAAAGGACTAGGATTATCGTATGCTTGTTTCTTTTGTGGATCACTTACTGTGTCATATGCTTCTTGTATCTTTTTAAACTGTTCAGCATCTCCTCCTTTGTCAGGATGGTGCTTACTCGCAAGTTTACGATATGCCTTTTTAATCTCTTGTGGAGTGGCATTTTTAGATATGCCTAACGTTTGATAATGATCCATTGATATATTATAGCAATTAACTTATGCAAAGTCAAGAATCATATGGTTCTGATTGGTTCATAACCTTATGCCAACTGTAAGTAAGTTTTGCATTATTAATCATACTGTCTAATATTTTCTGAGGTTTAAACTCTCCATATGTTAATCCCCAATAGGTAGTATGTTGAATTACAGGTAAGTGATACAATATATAATCTATGTTTACTGCTACATCTTTTTTTATTAGCACTAATTGATGATTACCTAAAATAAGTTTACGCCAATTAAAATTATCTCTTATAAAAGCATCTACACCTTCTGTTACTTCCGGCCATACTGTATTCATATAATCATCTACTACAATAATTTCTTCTGTAATTTTACTGAATTTTCTTAGTGTATTAAGTGTTGTACCTGACGTTTTGTCTGCGTCTAAGTGTGTAAGTTTATATTTTTTCAAATCTTTAGGCTTTAACTCGTCTGTGGATTTGTCAACAAAAGTTATCTTTTTGTGGTCATCCTCTAGTAATTGATCTAATACTGCTTCTTTTGTCCACCCTTGTTGCCAGTTGTCTACAACAGTAACATCATTAGAAAAGTCCAACATAGGAAACGTACTGCCTCCAGCACCTGCACCCACATCACACATTGGTTCGTTTTTGTAATTTCTAATCAAACAAAAATATATAAACCAGTCAACACCTGTTTTACCAGGTCTGTTTATTTGTTTTTGTAATTGCAGATTAGTATATTGCATATACTATACTTATTGCTTTTTTGATTTAATCTTTCTTAGAATTGAAGTCCACCGGTTGAAAATCTTTATCAGTAAATGACTTAGATGTCTTATCGTCTTTTTTTTCTACTTTGGGTTCGTAATATTCTTTATATGCTTTTAATTGTGCTACTAGTCTAACTATTTGATTTCTTAGTTGTACATTGTTTTTTTGTAGCAACTCATAATCTTCATCTGTTAAAGAAAACAACACAGGATCTATGTTTGCTTTTTTAAGTTCTGCAAACACTTCTTCTTGATTACCTTCGGTGAGTATTTTCCAATTAATTTGCTCTAATTCTACCACAGGAGGTAATTCTAAATCTAATCTTATACGTTCGACCTCAGTTGTCATAACCTGTAATGGTTTAGTAGTACTACACCCACTAATAAGGAACGTAATTAGGATTGGCAATGTTAGGGCATTCAGCATTAATTTCTGACTTCTTAGTTGCATTTAATTCCTCCTCTGTTAGTGGCGAGCCTTGTGCTATCTCAAAACACCTTGCTCGTTGTTTTTCTCTTCTACCTTCTATGATTTCTATACTTCTAGGTTTTTGTACTGCTAAGTTTCCAATATCTCTTCTTTCTCCCGAAGCATTTACTTTGTTAAACTTTTCGTTTGCGGCGTTTAAGTCACCTTGTAATTTTTCATTATTTTCTTGTAATTGTTTGTTGATATCTCTGATTTGTGCAATATCTTTTAATTGTTGCTCGATAACTTTTTTCTGTTCAGCAACAGCACCCTCTAACTTTTCATTGTTGAGTTTTAGAATTTCGTTCTCTGATTGCAAATGTTTGACATACATAAGTCCTCCCATTGCGCCAAGGACTGCTATACCCATTATGATTAATTTAATTTGGCTGAACATTGGACTCAACTAACTTAATAAGGTCGCCCACAGTTTTTACATCTAGTATTGCTTCTTCGTCTAAAGAAATGTTTAATTTTTCATCAAGTGCTATGCTAAGTTCAACTAAGTCAAACTCATCACCACCTAAGTCGTCTATAATGTGTGTATCGTCATCATTTAGTATCGGTAGATTACCAAAATGTCCTGACAAGACTTCTAGTACTGTGTCTCTCATTTTCTTCTCAAGGTTAAAATATTATCGGAACCTGTTTTACTTAGTGCTACAACATCTGTACTTAATTTGTTTACGGACCAATTACGTCCTAAACTGTACTGAAGTTTATTGTCTTCTATGTTGTTTACCAATATTGGTTTGTGTGCATACTCGTCAAGAACCGCTTTACCAAAGTTAAGCATTTCAAAAGTTTGCTTTCCATTGGACGATGAAAATTCTAAAATATTATTTTCCATTCCTAACTTGTTTATGTAACTGTCTTTTATAAAGTTCACTACATCTAATTTTTCTTGTTCCACTTTTTTATCTTCCTGTGCTTTTGTAAATTCTTCTTTGGTCATATATTGTGACGGATCTTGTATAATAAAAGAGCCTAATGCTGGATCGCTTATTTTATAAGAGTCTTCTGCAAAATAACTTTTAACATCATAGTCTTTTAGTCCTACTAAATTTTCTATGTCTTCTACTATCTTTTTTAATTTTGTTAAAAAATCTTCGTCTCTTTTCATTTCGATAAAAACTAAGTGATGTCCGTCATCATCTGGATTAGGACTTGTTTCTACATCTAATGTTTCGTATGCACCTGTTTCTATAAATTGAGTAAGGTCCTCTGCAGGTTGCTTTTCTGTCATATATAATGCAGTAACGATTACGTCTTTTGCTTCGCCTGTTTTAGGATTGAATTCATCAATACTAATTCTTGGGACCATAAGTTCTTTAAGGTCACCGTGTTGTAAACTATATCTACTGTCCAATGGCACCTGTATCTCCTGTTGGTTCTACTGTATCTTCTAATGCTGGAATATCATCTGCACCAGCGGCTTTACTCATTGAATATTGAATAATATCATCTTTGACATCTTCTATAAACTTGCGTGGCATCTTGATGTTTACTAGCCAAATAGGACTTTCGTCAATTTTGCTTCTTCTAAAAATTCTACCATTTCTAGTAACTGTTTCAAAATCTTCAGGCGTTTTAACACGTCTTGCGGATTTAAATATATCTTCTGTCCATTTAATTTTACAATCTTTTAATAACAGTCTTTCTACAGCACTTGGATCAGGCATAGACTTTTTGTCATACATTAGTGTAACATCAACCCAATATCTATCTATATTAGGTCCCTCAACAACAATACCTTTACTCCAATTCTTATAGGCATAAAGGTTAATTTTATCTAGTACGTCTTCAAACTCAATTAAAAGGTCTAACATTCTGTTATCTTCGTGTAGATTTTTAACTGTTTGATTTAGTAATAAAGTGTTGTATTCTTTAGGCATAAATTTTTTCTCCATAAGTATTTATCTGTTTTTAACAGTAGTGTTAAATGACTAGGAAATTAAATAAATAATATTGTAGTGCAAAATATTAACATTACAGTTTGTAAACACACAAATTTCTTAATAACCGTGAAGAGAGACGCCTTTCTTAACGGTTTTTTTATGGCGAAACAAAGGAGATTATTATGTCCAGAAAATCACGCAAGAACAGAGAATTCAAAAAAAGAGTTCGACAATTTTATAACCAAGGAGATACTTTAAGTATGGAAAATTTTAACCACATAGCATTATCTACGTCAAATGTCGTAGTAGTGCCAAAAACAATTACCCAAGACAAATTGGTTGCAGACATTCAAAACACGGCAAAAGATATCGTGTTAGCAATAGGACCTGCGGGAACGGGTAAAACGTATTTGGCAACTAAGAGTGCTATCAAGGCGTTTGTATCTAAAGAAGTTAGTAAGATAGTGATTACCAGACCAGCAGTCTCCGTAGATGAGCAACACGGATTTCTGCCTGGCAATCTAGTAGAAAAAATGGCTCCGTGGACCAGACCAATATTCGATGTGTTTGAGGAACACTATAATCTGAAAGAGATTGAATATATGTTAGAAATGGGTAAAATAGAAGTTGCACCATTGGCATATATGAGAGGTAGGACTTTTAAAAACACATTCATTATTGCTGATGAGATGCAGAATGCAACGCCTTCTCAATTTAAAATGCTTATGACAAGAATAGGTCACGGTAGTAAAATGATTGTTACTGGAGACTTGGATCAGCACGACAGAGGATTTGAACAAAATGGATTGAAAGACTTTTGTCAAAGATTGAGAGGTTCGCAGTCAAATAAGATTAGTTTAGTTGAGTTTGATGCTAGAGATATTAAACGACACCCTGTGATAGAAGATGTGCTTAGTCTGTATCACACAGAAGTCGTAGGATAATATCACTCACAGGACGTACTTGATGTTGCTCTAAGTCGTATAGTTCGCTCATACGATCCACAGCACTTTTGATAGCCACTAAAGGCTCACTTTTGTTTTGCTTGATGTGGCTATGTACAAATCCTTTTGGTTTAAATTCAGGTTCTGTACTGATTATTTCTTTTGCTATTGCTTCTAAATCCATTGTGTAGTATTTATATGGTGGCTAAATACTTGGGAATGATAAAAGAACTCAATAACAATATAGATCCTCAAAGAATAGTCGAAGCATACAAACTTATTGAAGACAAGTTTGACTTATCTAAACCTTTTCCAGCAGTAAGTATAACCAGTTTGGATGGCGAAGATGATTGGACATACTCTACTCAAAAGACTGCTGACTTATCAGTACAAGAGTCAGAACTTAATGTACTCAACAAAAGTCTTAAAGGAAGTTACTATGAAGAATTAATTTCTCAGTATCCAGACTTTTATAGATGGAGAGTATTATGTATGCCAGGTAAACGTACATACAATGTCCATCAAGATTCAAAACTTAATCAAGGAAATTTATCAAATATAAGAATTCATATACCTATGATTACAAACGAGCAATGTTTCTTTCAATTTTGGGATGGTAGACCTGAAGCAAACAAGCAAAGTATTGTTAGGTCATATCATTTAGAAGTAGGAAAGGCATATGAAGTAAACACTTCAAATTTTCATACTGCTGTTAATTTTGGTACAGAGTTTAGGTACCACTTGATAGGTGTGAAATACGTTTAAAAGCAGACTGCAATCCTGTTTGTCGTTGCATAGTAATCTTGTTGCCAAACGGTAACTCATTCATAAACTCTTCAAATTCGTTTTCGTTAAATGTTGTTTGGTCTTGGAATCTTACAAGCAAAATATGTAGCAGTCCTCCTACCAATTTACTTTCTGTAAAGAATGTAAATCTTTTTGAAATCTCATCTTTATAACACCAAACTTTACTTTGACAGCCGTATACTCTGTGTTCGTCTATACA